AGCGGCGTCCGGTACTGCTCGGCCAGCCGCTTGGCTAGTCGTGGTTCGTCGTTCAGGCTTGCCAGCACGATCTGCAACAGGATTGCTTCGCTGTCGTCTATGTCGTGCATCGCTTCGGTTGCGCGGTCTGCATAGCCTTCCCTGAACATCGGTGCGCCTTCGGTGTAGAAGGGAACCAGATGCGTGTCGTCTGCTTCAAAGAGCAGCCCGGCTTGTTCCTCGATGTAGTTGCTCATGTTCGATACTCCGGTTGTTCCGCTGTTGCCAAAACCGCCTGTCTCCAAGCGGCTTCAGTCAATCGTTCGGTGATTCGTTATTTCGTCAGGGTTCGTCCGTGATCCCTATGGCTGGTCGATCCCGTTGAAGGGGCCAGGTCGCTTATTCGCTGCGACTCGCTAGTCAGTGCGTCTGACTGTGTTGGCCTTGTTGCTTGGCCATGTGTCAAAGATACAACCCTTATTTGTAGTTGGCAAGCCTGAATTGTAATTATTTTACTATTGGCAGTTGTAACGGCAGGCACAAAAAAGCCCGCACTGATGGCGGGCTTGTTAGCGATGGTTGTTTTCTACAGCCTGTGAGCGTTCCAGACTAGCAACACCCTAGCCAGTACTGAAAAGCTGACCATATCTTCGCGCCTTAACATGATCGGCTGGTATTTTGGATTGTCAGAGATGAGCATTATCACCCCTCCCGGCTGGCGTTGGACGCGCTTTATATACAGGTCATCATCAATGGCCATAACAAACAGGCCATCTATCCGCAGGTCTGTAATTCCGCGATCTACTAAAAGCAGGTCACCATCCGAGAACGTACCTTCCATTGAATCGCCGCGCCCTGTAATTATCGCAAGGCTATCGGGGCTGCTGACGCTTAGGCTGCGCCTTATCCATTCTGTGCTTACTGTCATTCGCTCAACTACGTCTGTAAACCATTGATGACGCGGCAAACCTGCGCCCATAGAACCAGATACGTCCAGGCGCGGAATGACAACCGTTCCTGCAATAGGTGGCTGACCTTCCAAGTCGTGCAGCGTGCTCTCGTCGCCAGTTACCAGGTGACCAACGGAAACGCCTAAAGCATCCGCTAGGCGCTCGATCCGTTGGCCGCGAGGCACCGTCTCACACGCCTCCCACTTCTGGACTGCCTGGGGACTAACGCCCATCTGTCGTGCCAGCTCCGACTGGTTAAGTCGTGCCGCCTCGCGGGCCTGAGTTATTCGTAAACCTATTCCTTTCATGTCTACGAATGTACAAGCGTGCGTTGTGTTGTGCATTACACTTCTCCGTTGTAACGGCGCAGATATTCGTGTAATCTTCAAGTGTAGGTATCAATCAGAGGTTGTAATGGAACAAAACGCTATCAGCAGGGCGGCGCATATAGCAGGGGGCCAAACCGCCTTGGCCCGAGCACTTGGATGCACCCCGCAAGCGGTGCAACGGATGTGTGCGTCTGGCCGTGTGCCAGCAGAGCGCGTTCTAGCCATTGAGAAGATCACGAAGGTTCCGCGCCATGAGCTGCGGCCTGACATTTACCCAGCACCAAGAAAACGCAACGCCGCCTGAATCGCAGGCATAAAAAAAGCCCCTGACAAGCTGGACGGCTAAAGGGGCTTACTCAACAAGGAGTAAAGCAATGTTACTAGACAAGAGCACCGCCAGCAAGCCAAAGAGAGCCGTTAAACGATTCTCCGGGCTATCTACTGCAAGCGCTGGCAAGTGGCAGGAATACGCATACCGCAAGCAAGCATGGATAGACAAAAACGGGTTCACAGATCAGGCAGCTTATGACGCGATGATTATCAAGCTGTCGAATGAGCTGGGGATTTAGCATGTCGAAGCCGGGCATTTGGATGCCGCTATTTATTGGCGATTACCTATCAGACACCATGCACCTAACGACTGAACAGCACGGGGCTTACCTGTTACTGATCATGGCGTACTGGAAGAATGGTGGCTCTCTAAAACAAGACTCAATACAGAACATTTGCCGTCTTTCTTCTGATGCTTGGAGCATTAACCAAGCAGTGCTTAAGCAGTTCTTCAGCATTGCTCAAGATGGTGCTTGGGTTCATCAGCGGATAGATGAGGAACTGGCAGACGCTACCTCCAAGAAGGCGAAAGCGACAGAAAAGGCAGAAAAGGCAGCACAAGCTAGGTGGGGTAATGCTCCGAGCATTCCACAAGCAATGCTTGAGCAATGCCCTTCACCTTCACCTTCACCTAAAGAATCAAAAGCTATTGCAATCGCTGCCGCGAATTGCGATCAGCCAGCAGAATCGAAACAAGCAAAAGCA